GTGACACAGGCCCCGACTATTCGAGGATCGTTGGGTACATTTCATTCCATTCGTAGGTAAGGACTGACCAAGTCCAATTTTTATGGAAACCGTGCAAATTATTATTTATTGTTTTGTTTTTATTATTTAATAGGAAGATTGAGTGAAAGCGTCTATATTGCGCACGAGTTGGATCTCGCCGCAAAGATTAACTGTAGGCGTAGTAGATGTAGTCTGCCATTCTATGTAAGAGGCTCCTGCAACACCAAGCACGGCTTGCTCCAGCGTCGCGTAAAGACGGAACGCTATTGAGCTGTCGGCTTTAAGGTAAAGAGTAATGCCGTCATCCAAAGCAATAGTAGTATTATCATTATACTGCAACAGGGTCGCTGCTGTTAAAGCAGGCGTCCCAGTCCAAGCCGCATTAACTTGCGTACTGGCCGTGACCTGCAAAATCATCTTGTAAATGTCGCCTAGAGAATCTCCAGTCGGCATAGCAGAGGTGATGTTAGCAATGGTCTTACCAGTTGTTGCGCTTGTAAAAACGGCTGCATTGCCTGCAGTAGTATTCGCAGTGCTTGTCAAACAAATGAAGTTAGACTGCCCTCGGGCTACTGGCAGAGTGCCTGCACGAGGGTTAACAGCCATAGATCTAAACGAAATGTCGTAATCGATCAAAATGTAACCAGGAGAATTAACCGCGTTCGTTTTACTGAACATAAACACAGTTCCAGCAGCATCCTCATTGAGGTCAGTCTGGTTACCGTATAAAGTAGTCTTCCACTCAGATGGTGGTGAAATAAGCGCGGAATGATTCATCCATTGTGGTCCAATAATAGTGGCTTCATCGCTAAGCACATAAGGGAGAAAGTTTGAATTAGAATAATCGGGGCAAGGTGCTAACCTATCCCGCTCATAATAAAAGACGACATCTCCGGCTTGCGAAGTAGGGCTACTAGTTATGTAATGAACGATGATACGATGAACTTTAAAGAATTGGAACATCTGACAATAGTTTCTAAGTACGCTGCTAGGCAGCACACAGGGAGTGATGGGCATACCACCAATTAATTCCCAGTTAGTAACTGTCGCTGCAGTTGCAGAGAGAGCAAAAGCAAAGTCACGGCCAACAATGCGAGCCCCATCAACTGATTGCTTGATGCGCGGTTTAGAGCCGCGCACTGAGTTACCAATGCTGACTGGAGCCGTCGTAATGCTCGAGACTGCGCCGAAGCGAGTCGGAGCACGACCGCGTCTTGCTGCTTTCTTTTTCTGTTTAACCATTCTAAAACGTTAAAATTTATATTTATAATGTTTATTTACTCCACAACCAACCACAACATGTATTAAAATTGCACAACCTTATTTATCGCGTTTGGCTTTAACCATTATTTTGTGTGTCCGGTCGAAACCGAATGCTTTATTTTTATTTTTGGGTTTTGAAGCCTTAGCGTTTTTATTTTTATTTTCATATATGTCAAATAGACGTTTCTGATTCAGTGCCAACCTCTGAATCCTTTCCTCAGGCGACTCAACATGAATTTTATTTTTCTTTTTCCGACGTAGGAACTGAGATATATGAGACGTCATCTTACCTCCGACTGTCCCCGTGTCTCGCGGCGCATTGAGCGGAGCGGCAATAACCTCCCGGATATTGGGATCCGATTTAACGATCCGTCCTGGGATTCTTGCCTCTCTTCTTTGGCCGTCGAGCATCTGTACTGTCTTCGTCGAAGGAGCCTTCACCTTTTCCAAGGAACCTTTCACTTTAATGTTACTAGGATTTGGCATAACCTTCTTATAAGGGTCTGTCTTGTAATATTCTCGTACGTCGTTCATCTCATCCTCAAGATAAGTGCCATTTAAGCGCTTGCCTGAATCAATAATGTTGTCTATGCCAAACTTAAGAACTCCAAACAATGGAGTTCCCGTGAGTTTGGTAGCTAAGCCAACATCGGAGAAGAGCTTGCCAATCTGACGGCCGGTATAATTACCGTAGCCGACTAGATTGCCCGCTAATTCCGGGAACTGTCCTACTAATTTCTTGGCTTCGCGCATGTACAGCAGATCTGCCGCCTCGCGATGGCGGCGATCCTCATAGTGAGCGTAAGCTGAATCGTGTTGCCTGGACAACCAATCGAGTTGTGATTGAGGGTCTTTATCCCCCCACTCGACTGAAGTCTGAAATTCGCCATTTGACCAATAAGGTCCCGTATATTCTCCAGTGTAGTTCATGGTATTTTACACCACACCCTACCTCTGGACTAGTCAACGGAATGACTAGGGCAGTTTTGCGACTTATCCGGTCGTCCCCAGCGACTTAAAAGTCACCGAGACACTCATACCCGTACTGCTTATCAATCAAAGCATAACGGGATTTAAGTGCTTGCACACGGAATTGTGCTGGGTAGTCTTTGCGTAAATCATGGTAGAGATTTTCGAATAGAGCAAATTTTTCAGGGCTGTGCCTGTAATTTTCCATATGAGAGAGTAGAGCTTGCGGCAAATCGTCGACCTTAACGGTCTTCAAATGCTCAATATGCTTCGTAAATCTCTTTGGAAAATAAGCTAATTTATTGTTCACGAGCCTAATGTCGCTACTAAAATATTCGGAGCTTTCTAAATTGTCTCTAACTTCAATCTCCATATCAACCCCCAAAGAAGCGGATATCTTCTTATATTTCTGTAAATCGATGCCTTCCAAATCTTGGTTGACATCATCTCCACCCGCTACTACGTTCCAGTTGTTAATGATCTCATCGTCCTCGTAACCGAATTCCATTTTGATCATAACATCTATGACGATTTGCATGATGGTGTTAACAGTAATAGTACAGAACCATCCACTCTTCATGATTCCGGAGCCTTTCATTTTGAACAGATTTCCATCCGAGGTACGATAACGGTTCTCATCGAACATCTGATCGAATGCTTGTTCAACATCGATCAGGTAGTCGCAGAATTGTTGTTCGTCCCATTGAGGGGGTTTGATCGCGAGTAATTGAACAACTTGGGAAGCAACTTGCTTCTTCCATTCAAGGACATTAAAGTCCCAGTTGCTCTTATCGCTCTCATAAACCTTCCCCGGAAGTACTTCCTTCAAATGTTCCAGGTGTCCGGGTTTGGAGGGAACGAACGCATATTTGGCTGGAGAATCCTTCCAACCATCAACGAACGCTCTACACATATTGACAAAGATACTAGCGTGTTTAGTGGTAACATGTAACGGCAAACCGCAGATGATTCTTGGCATTTCTGCCTTAATCTTCTTGAGTTTTGTGGGCTCACCTTTGATAAAGACTTTAATGTCAAAATCTCGGTCATCCCACTTATTCAAGACTTCCTGCGCGAAACCTTTAACGGTATAACGCTCTAGAACCTGCCCATTCTTAGGCAGCCCTTGTGAGCAGTACGGATACCCCGCGGATTTGTCGTTGCCTATTATTGATGTGTTAATTATATTGTTAACTAGACCTCCGACTGTTTTATAGTCGTGATCTGGCATGAAACGATTAGCTTGGAGCAGTTCGGAAACTATCCTTGCACAGCGAGAAATCTTATCGGGCGTTGGAAACAGTTTTTGTTTCTTAACGTTTCTCCCAAAAAGATCTAAATGTTTCTGTAACGAAATTCTCTCTGATTCAGGGGTCATAGAGGGGTACTCAAATTCTCCCGCCTGATAACCTAATGCTTTAATTTCATCGAATCTAACTTCTAACACTTTTCCAATTTCGGGTTGCAAAGCTGGTGCTTTCGGGCCGTGGACTGGCTTAAGTCCTTCTTCGACCGTATAACACTTTGCTTCTTTAGGTTTTGCTTTTGTCTTTTTCGTTTTCTTAGATTTAACAGGCTCTATAGGAGCGTTTTCATCTTCGAATTCGATGGTTCGCTTATTGCGATACCTCTGATCAAAAGCCATATCTTCGAACATATCGTAATCTTTCTCAAGATCACCATAGCCGAAGGCTTCGGACAATTCATGCATGGTCCAGCCATAAGAGGCTTGGCCATCCTTAAGGATGATGGACATGTTTCCATCACGCATGACACTAATTTTAGCTACTCCACCGCGCCATTTATTTTCGCGGTATTGGTCCTTATAAGCAGCATCAGCGTAGGTATAAACCTTACGCTTCTTAGACTCCTCACTAGAACTCGCTTCTATTAGATATTTAATCCATTCGACGCGTATAGCGACGTTATGGTTGTCTGAAGCACTAACATGCATCCCGACCACACTAGAACCACATAGTAGAATCGAACCAGAAAAACCTTTCTTGGTGCTTGCAGTGTGATGTAGTAGCTCATGGCCGCTATTTACTAAAGTTCTGCCACTGGCAGAAACCAACAGCCCACTATCTGAAAAACCAATCGAATGGATTTGAAGATTGTAAGCTGATGAAACTTTAGTCGATGCTTTGCCAACTTTAACCTGCGCCCAGAACTTGGGTTCGCAGTGTCGGACAAAGACATCTACATCATATGAAGTAACCATATTAAGGTCTGAATCAAAGAAATCATCCTCGAGCAACTGCAACTTAGTGTCGTCTATCTCCCAATTACCTTTCTTGGTTTGGCGTAACGACGCGGCGTACACTTTCGCTGTGGAGTTGCTCAATGTGTTACTACAGTGCCTTGCGGTCACTAAGTACTCATCGAGCCTCCAAAAAACTCCGAAAAGAGCTAAATCAGCTCCTTCAGCAGCTACTAATATAGCGCCTATAGGTTGAGATTTGCAGGGAAAGAATTCCGAGCCTGGCATAGCCATCTCATCTACGTGGTCAGGTTTCTGGACATCACCGGAAGCTGAAAGCAGGTGTTCCTTTCCTGCTACTCGAACTTTGTAATGAATTCCCTTCTCAGTCATAAACTGTCCTAGAAACTTGTCTTCCGGGATCTTAACTTTTGTTACTAGCTTAAGTTTATTACGGCTTTGCACATAACAGTACAATTGCCGTATCAAGCCACACAAAAATATTACAAATAAGATCTCGACCCCGACTTGGTCATCTTCCTTTAACGCGTTATACCACGCTAGCAGATCGCTAATTATCGTAATTCGAGCGCACAATCGCGCAGCAAAACTATAGCAAGCTACAAGAAGAGACAAAGCCGTCTTCACTCTAGTCACCGCCCACACAGCATAGCGGTTACTAATCAGTGACTGCACAATCAGGCCTGAAACTTCAGTTTCAGCTGCGTCAGCGTAGGTCATTTGTCCCGTGACCACTCGCCAATACAACAAAGCTTTGATAGTAGTCATAAGACCACGTCTAAGCTTCAACTGAGCTTCCTCCGGTGAACCTGGTTGCACCATCCAATCACGACCAATTGGTCGAACGAGAACGTAAGTGCCTTCTTCTGAAGGTAAATCCAAACTCAGTTGTTGAATGATGTCACTAAAGACAACCTCATCATTTTCGGGTGAAAACCGGACCCACATGTTCCAAAGAACTGCTAGGTTGTTATGGCCTTGCGACCAGTATACCATAGCACTCGAGGTGTTAGCGGCGGTAGCCCAGGCCTCAGAAGAGACATATTCTGGGTCATCCGAAGAATGCATACTAACTATAATATTGCTTTCAACATTCTCTGAAATGGAACGCTCGTTCTGAGCCTCAGCAGAAAGCATGAGCACATCAAGTGCACCCAACTCACTGTGAGTTTCTTGCGCGACTCCCAAATTTAAGTCCGCAAGATGCGCTATTCGTTCAACTACCTCATTCGGCATGTAATCAATGGTTTTTGACATTGTGTTGG